TCACCCGGTACGACGAGAGTACAATCGATGCCGGTTCCATAGCGAGTGCTGTAGGTGCCGCGACGGACACCACAGCGGGTGTGGTCGAACTGGCCACCTCAGCCGAAACGATCGCCGGAACAGATTCCACAAGGGCGGTCACTCCAGCAGGACTTCTGTCCCTGGCTTCCACCAAGCAGCCGATCGACGACGATCTCACCGCTATCTCCAACATCTCTCCGGCGAACGACGACTTCATTCAGAGGAAGTCTGGCGTTTGGGTGAACCGTACTCTGGCTCAGGTCTCATCGGATCTTTCGGCAACTCTCCTGCCGAAGACCGGCGGCACCATGACCGGTGCGATAACCTCCAACCGATCGGCAACCACTGATGTGATTCTCGGTGGCGGGATCAGTGGTGATACCTTCGACCGAGTTCGTGAATATGCTGACGGCAAGCGCGAAGTCGGTCCGGGTTCCGGTGCTCGTGATGTGAACTGGTACCGAGCTAGCTCGGGACTCTGGCGAACCGACCACTCGGTGGATATCGTAACCAACCTTACCGTTGGCGGTACGGCTGGATTCACCGGAGCTTTCCTCGGCGCTTCCAACATGAATGTCGGTGCCTGGACTTCGTGGACTCCTACTTGGACCACGACTTCCGGATCAGCGACACCGAGCCTCGGTAACGCCACCGTCGACTGCAAGTACGTACGTTTCGGTCGCACCATCCATTACCGGATGAACATCGTATTCGGTAACACGACCAACTTCGGAACGTCCCCCACAAGCTCTGACAACTGGTTGTTCTCAATGCCGGTAACTGCTGCGGCTTCGGGTGTCCCGATCGGATACGCCTCATATTGGGTGGGAAGCCTGACGAAGGCAACCGCGGGTCTGGCACACCTGAACTCGACCACTCAGATCATCCTCTACACAGGCTCGGGAAGCGCTGACAACTCTTCCCTGGCGGGTGGCATCGTGGACTCCGTCAGCCCTCTGACCTGGGCCAACGGCGACCGTCTGTCCATATTCGGAACCTACGAAGCTGCTGCTTAGGAGGCGGTTTTGGGTACACAGGTCAAGCTATATCTGGCCACACCACGGATCATTCAGCCGAAGACCTGGACGCGGTTGGTTTTCGACAAGGTTCTTCGCGATGATGCCGGTATGGTTCGTGATCTTTCCTTCATCGTTCCGAAGAGGAATACAGACTTCATCTGGAGTCGTGAGATCACCTGGGCAGACCTTTCGGAGATTCCTCCGGATGATGACCGTCCTCGCCAGTTCATGTCGAGGTTCATGCGTGATCTCACCGATGATGACACCGGGACCGACAACGAGATCGATACTCCAGGTCGTGACTGGGACATGGCGACGTGGCAGTTCCACGGATTCGCGAACCAGAGGTACTGCGCTGAGGTCTGGCACGACCACCACGAACAAGCACAGATCGACCACGCCCAGTTCGTAGCAACGACCTGGGACTACTGACCAAACTCGTCCCGAAGGGGTCGCATGATAAGCATCACGTCGTCCGGCTCCTTCAAGAACACCGAAGCTTTCTTGAACAGGGTTTCGAGAGGTGATATTTACCGATCGATCGTTGCCGGTGCTGAAGCAGGAGTAAGAGCTCTTGCCGATGCTACCCCTCTGGATTCAGGCCTTGCTTCGGATTCCTGGGATTACGAGATCGAACGTAGCGGGAAAGCCGTCACGATCAAGTGGACGAACAACGACGTCGAGAACGGATTTCCTGTGGCTATCATGCTGCAGCTCGGTTACGGAACAGGTACGGGAGGCTACGTGCAGGGCAGAGACTACATCAACCCTGCCATGAAGCCCATATTCGACAAGATTGCGGATGATGTCTGGAAGGCGGTGACCTCGGCATGAGTAGTATTGATGAGCGCGTTGTACAAATGCGTTTCGACAACGCGGCTTTCGAGCGGGGTATCGCCAGGACCCGTGACTCGCTCGGCAGGTTCACCAAAGAACTTGAGATGAAGGGCGCCACAAAGGGCCTTTCTGATGTCGAAGCAGCAGCCAAAAGACTGTCTTTCAAGAACATCGAATCCGGTGTTCAGGCAGTTGCTGGTCATATTCGCACTCTGTCGACCAGTGCCGTTCAAGGTCTCGAAAAGGTCGGACACGGTGTTCAGTCGGTAGCTACCAAGGTTCAAGCGATGTCTGCGAACGTCGCCAAGAACCTGAACAGCATCGACAACGAGGGCAAGAAGGTCTCGTTCAAGAACATCGAACAAAACGTCCAGGCCATATCCGACCGCTTCAGAGCGATGTCGGTCGTAGCCACGACTGCTCTCGCGACCATTGCTCACCAGGCCATATCTGCTGGCGGTCAGTTGGTGAAATCTTTCACCTTCTCCCCCGTAATGGATGGTTTCCGCGAGTACGAGACCAACCTGAATTCGATCCAGACCATTCTGGCCAATACACAGGCCGCCGGTACGAATCTTCAGGACGTCACCAAAGCACTCGACGAGCTCAACCACTACTCCGACCAGACGATCTATAACTTCTCCGAGATGGCGAAGAACATCGGTACCTTCACGGCTGCCGGTGTTGCCCTTAAGCCTGCTACTGCGGCAATCAAGGGTATCGCCAACCTGGCGGCTCTTTCCGGCTCGAATTCGGAACAAGCCTCTGGAGCTATGTATCAGCTCTCTCAGGCCATATCCGCAGGACGGGTTACGCTCGAGGACTGGAACTCGGTCGTCAACGCCGGTATGGGTGGTACCGTATTCCAGAGGGCTCTGGCTCTCAACGCTGAGAAGATGGGGACCCTCAGCAAGGGTGCGGTAAAGCTCAAGGGCGACATGAAGAATGTCACGATCGAAGGAAAGTCTTTCCGTGAATCCATCACGGCTAAGCCTGGACAGGAATCGTGGCTTACATCGGATGTTCTTACCCGTACTCTTTCGCAGTTTACGGGCGATCTGTCTGATGCCGAACTCGCTGCACAGGGATTCAGTAAGGCACAGATCAAGGCCATTCAAGATCAGGCCAAAATGGCGAAGAGTGCGGCTACGGAGGTCAAGACCGCAACCCAGCTCTTCGGAACGTTCAAGGAACAGCTCGGTTCCGGCTGGGCACAAACCTGGCAGATCATATTCGGCGACTTCGCTGAAGCCAAGGGCTTGTTCACGGGCATCAGCAACAGCATCGGCGGAATTCTTCAGCGTTCTTCTGATGCCCGGAACAAGATGCTCAAGGACTGGGATAAGCTTGGAGGCCGTAAGGCCCTTATCGAGGGCATTACAAACGTCTTCAAGGCTCTTGGGTCGGTAGCCGCACCGATCAAGGACGCTTTCCGGGACATATTCCCGGCAACCACGGGCAAGCAGCTCGCGGACATGACCAAGAACTTTGCGGAGTTCACGAAGAATCTCAAAATCGGAGATGAAACAGCTGGTAAACTGAGGAGGACCTTCGCCGGTGTCTTTGCGATATTTGGAATCGCGTTCGACATCGTCAAGGGCGTATTTGGTGTTATCTTTGATCTCATCGGAGTGTTCGCTGATGGTTCTGGCGGCATTCTGAACTTCACCGCAGGAATCGGTGATTTCCTGGTCGCTCTGCGAAAGGGTATCCAGGAAGGAGAGGGACTCAAGAACTTTTTCAAGGGTCTTGGAGCGGTTCTTTCCGTCCCGATCAGGCTTGTTCAGGCTCTTGGAGCATTTCTGGCCAAACTCTTCGAAGGAGGAAACTCCAAGGGAGTCGAAGAGAAGGTCGAGGGCATATCCTCCAAGCTCGAACCTCTTGGTCGACTGGGAGAAGTCGTATCTACCGTGTGGGGCAAGGTCCTCACTGTCATGGAGAACGTCGGGGAATTCTTCAATGACCTCGGCGGCAGGATATCCAAGGTTCTCAGTAACATCGGTATCGATGCAGCCTCCATGTTCGAAGGTCTGGACTTCGAGAAGGTCATTTCGGGATTCAACACCGGCCTGTTCGCTGCCTTGGTTCTGGCCGTGAAGAATTTCGCCGGTGGTGGGGCTGCGGGTCTTCTCGACGGCATTTCTGATGCAATCGAGGGTTTCACCAATACTCTCGGTGCAATGCAGAACACTCTTCGAGCGACCACGCTCCTTCAGATCGCTATCGCTGTCGGTATTCTGGCGCTTGCGATGAATACGCTGTCGAAGATCGACCATCTGGGTCTGTCTCGGGCTACAGTAGCCATATCCTTCCTCTTCACGAATCTGATCGGATCTCTTCTCGTCTTTGAGAAGCTTTCGGGTTTCCAGGGATTCGCAAAGATGCCGTTTGTCGCGGCGTCAATGATTCTCCTCAGTACCGCGATCGTTATCCTGACGCATGCCATGGAGAACATAGCGAAACTGGACTGGAATGGGGTGGCCAAGGGTCTTACAGGAGTAACCGTTCTCCTGGCTTCTCTGATCGCGGTCTCCCAGTTCATGAAGAACCCGTCGGGCCTTATTTCCACAGGTCTCGGAATGATCGTCTTGGCAACAGGAGTCAAGATCCTGGTCAGCGCGGTAACAGATCTTGCAGGTCTTGACTGGAATGAACTCGCCAAGGGACTTGTAGGTGTCGGAACCCTTCTAGGTGCTCTGGTGCTCTTCACCATGTTCGCAAAGGTCAACAAGGGCGGACTTCTCCAAGGTGCGGGGCTCCTTCTTCTGGCGGTAGGGATCAAGATCCTCGCCAGTGCGGTAAAGGACATGGCGAAGATGTCCTGGGGGGAGATAGCCAAGGGTCTGGTCACTCTTGCGGGTGCGCTTGCCATCATCACGGCCGCACTCATGTTCATTCCTCCCACTGCTCCTCTAGCAGCCCTCGGTGTTCTCGGAATAGCCATATCCTTGGGAATGATCGGGGATGCACTTCAGGACATGGCGAAGATGAGCTGGGCCGAAATCGGTTCCAGTCTCACGGTCATGCTTGGTGCTCTGACGATCATCGCAGCAGCTCTGTATGTTATTCCTCCCACGGCGCCACTTGCTGCGGCGGGTGTGCTCATTACGGCCATCGCCCTCCAGCAAGTCGCCAAGGTACTGGAAGACTTCGCCCAGTATTCCTGGGAGGAGATCGGCAAGGCGATGACTATGCTTGCCGGTACTCTCGGAATCATCGCTGCTGCACTGTTCTTCATGACAGGAGCGCTTCCTGGTGCTGCCGCGACGCTTATTGTCGCCGCTGCTCTTAGGGTTCTCGCTCCGGTACTCCAGCAATTCGGTCAGATGTCTTTGGCCGAAATCGGTAAGTCTTTGCTGATGCTCGCGGGTGTCTTCGCGACTTTCGCCATATCGGCCATATTGCTGGCTCCGGTCGTACCGGTGATGATTGCTCTGGGTTTGGCTGTCACTCTTCTGGGTGTCGGTATGCTGGCAGCAGGTGCTGGAGTATTCCTGTTCGCAACGGGCCTCACGGCTCTTGCTGCGGCAGGTGCGGCTGGAACTGCGGCGATCGTCGGTATCGTGATGGGTCTTATCGGCCTTATTCCCGAGCTGATGAAGCAGATCGGTTTGGGAATCATCGCGTTCGCGAAGGTCATCCAAGGCGCCGGACCGGCGATTCTTAAGGCGATCACGGTCGTCCTGGAAGCGCTCATATCTGCGATCGTAAGACTGACGCCCAAGATCGTGGACGCGCTTCTGCGTATGATGTCCATGATGGTCAAGAAGATGTCCGAGTATATTCCCAGGATGGTCGATTCCGGCCTCAAGTTGCTGACCGGTATTCTCAACGGTATAGCCAACAATCTCGGGAAGGTTGCTGGCGCAGCAACAAGAGTAATTCAGGCATTCCTCAAGGCCATTGGGGATAATGTTCCAAAGGTTGCTCAATCCGGCGTAGATCTGATCATCAAGTTCATCAACGCCTTGACTCGTACGATCGACAACAACTCTGCTGCAATGGGAGCTGCTGGCGGTCGTCTTGCCGTAGCCATCGTCAAGGGTATGGCCAGAGGCATCATGGCTGGTCTCGGAGAAATCGCGAGTGCTGCGAAGAGTGTTGCAAGCAGTGCGCTCGATGCCGCCAAGGGTGTTCTCGGTATCCACTCACCCTCGAAGGAATTCGAGAAGATCGGTAAGTACGTCATTGACGGCTTCCGTAAGGGTCTGGATGGGAACAAGGCAAGCGTCAACGAGGCGATGAAGAAGCTGTCTGCGGATCTCAAGACAGCTATGCGCGATTCAGCTAAGGACGTCGACGTTCTTGAATCCAAGCTGAAGAGACTGACCAGCGCCCGTAAGAGAGACAACGACGAGATACGGAAGACCCGAAAAGCACTGGCTCAGGCAAAGAAGGAAAACAAGGCCGAAGTCGCTGCTTACGTATACGGGACCACGTCTCTCAAGAAAAGATCAACCGCTCTCGGTAAACTGGCCGATCAGCAAGACAAGATCAACGCCAAGTTGGAAGATGCCAAGAAGAAGCTCGAGGATCTTGTCAAAACGAGAGCAGACTTCAAGGCTCAGATCATCGACCAGTATGACAACCTCCCTGAGATCACCCCCGAGACGAAGGTTTCCGACTACGAGTCAGATCTCCAGAAGCAAATCGAGAAGACCAAGCAATTCGCCAATACCCTTCAGAGACTGCGTGATCTCGGTCTGAATGACGAGTCGTACCGACAGCTTCTGAGTAAGGGTATCGACGCGCTTCCATTCGCGAACGAACTCCTGGCTGGCGGAAAGGAAGAGATCAATAAGGTCAACGACCTCAACAATCAGCTTTCTACCGTCGCCAAGTCGCTGGGTGTTCAGGCTTCTAGTGAGCTGTACGACGCCGCAGTGAAGGCTGCGGAGGGACTCGTCAAGGGTCTGCAGAATCAGCAGAAGGCCATCGAGAAGCAGATGGATGCCATCGCTGATGCCATGGTCCGAGCCATCAAGAAGAAGCTCGGTATCAAGTCGCCCTCCAGGGTGTTCATGGCGATCGGTCGATTTTCTGCGGAGGGTGTTGCGAAGGGCGTGGACGAAATGTCCGGGTTGGTAGAGGAGTCTGCTGCCAACCTCGGAACGGCTGCTGCGGATTCCCTCCGTAAGTCGCTTTCCAACGTGGCCGACATGGTCAATGGAGACATCGACACCAGGCCGGTCATTACGCCCGTCCTTGATCTGTCCAGTGTCAGGAAGGATGCCGGTCAGATAAGCGGGCTGATAACAGCCAAGGACATATCGATCGATTCGGCCTACGCCAAGGCTCGATTCGTAGCAGCCAGCTACGCCAGCAACCAAGCTGCGGCCGAGCAGAGCGATATTTCTACGCCCGTCTCCCCGGTCACTTTCATCCAGAACAACAATTCGCCAAAGGCTCTTTCTTCGGCGGAGATCTACCGTCAGACGAAGAACCAACTGTCCATGAAGAAGGGAGCTCTGAAGACGACGCCGTGATCACCAGGGTGGAAGTGCGAAACAATCAGGGCGCCCTTCTCAATCTGCAGTTGGATGATGACACCGACAGTATCCATGTTCTGGATATTGACGGTTTGGGTCCGGTGAAGGCGACACTCGTTTCGTCATCATTCGCTCAACTTCCTGGAGAACAGCTCAATTCCAAGCGGCGGGAAACCCGGAACATCAAATTCCAACTGGGTTTGAATCCGGACCCCGCCGCTCTGGAGTCGTACGAAAGTCTGAGGTTCCAGCTCTACGAGTTCTTCATGTCTGAGACCGACGTCAGCCTCCGTTTCTTCACGGACGGGGGCTTGACGGTCGATATTCTCGGAACGGTAGAGACGTGCGATCCTACGATCTTCGACCAAGAGCCTGCGATGCAGGTTTCCATCATGTGTTTCAATCCGGATTTCTTCGATCCGACACCTGTGCACCTGACCGGAGACACGACTTCGGGGAGTACGACAACGCCCATTGCGTACGATGGGCACATCGAGACGGGTGTGATATTCACTCTCAATGTGGACCGTACGCTGACCGAGTTCACGCTTTATCACACCCTTCCGAGTGGAGAGATCCGTTCCATGGATTTCTCTGGCGACCTCGCTTCCGGTGACGTTCTGACCATCAGTACCATTCGCGGAAGCAAGAGCGTCACCCTCGTACGTTCAGGCATATCCAGTTCTATGCTGTGGGCGATCCCACCTCAGTCCACCTGGATGTCTCTGGTTCGAGGTGTAAATCAATTCCGTGCCTACGCCACAGGTGCGGCTATTCCCTACACCCTCGACTACACGAAGAAGTACGGAGCACTGTGATGGAGATCTATATTCTCGATCCTTTGCTCCGCCGTGACAGGGTCATCGACACCTTCGAATCGTTCATCTGGACCGAGAGGTACCAGACGCACGGTGACTTCGAGCTGGAGATATTCTCGACTCAGGACAGCCGGAGAACCTTCACGACCTCCACTCTCCTGGCCACCAACGTGTCGCACTACGTCATGATGGTGGAAACGATCGAGAATACCGTAAACGATGACGGGAAGAAGATTCTCAAGGTCCAGGGCCGTTCCCTAGAGGCCATATTGCTGGACCGAGTGGCCAAAGAGTCTCTGGATGATCTGACGACCTCGCCCAAGTGGACAATCACTGATGAGCCCGCTGACGTGGCTCGGAAGATATTCCACGACATCTGCGTTACTGGAATTCTCGATACCCAGGACATCATCCCCTTCATCAACGAAGGGACGTTCCTGGCTGCCAGCACAATTCCGGAACCTGTAGACCCAGTCACCGTCGAGCTGGAACCGATGACCGTCTATGACGCCATTGCCCAGATCTGCAGTACTTACAATCTCGGGTTCCGTCTTCTCCGCGAGTACGACACTTCCAACCTGTGGTTCGATATTTACTCCGGTAGTGATCGGACCACGGGACAGTCGACTCTCGCGCCAGTGGTGTTCGCTCCAGGACTTGACAATCTGGAGAACACGAAAGAACTGACCATCGTAGAGAACGCCAAGAACGTAGCTTACGTATTTTCTCCGGCGGGATTCGAGATGGTCTATCCCGAGGATGTGGACCCGGACGTCGAAGGCTTCGAACGTCGTGTTCTGGTGGTCAATGCCAGCGATATTACGAGCGAAAACCCCGACGTCTCAGCGGCTCTCATTCAGCGAGGGAAAGAAGAGCTGGCCAAGAACCGTACTTACCAGGCTTTCGATGGCGAAATCAGCCAGAACAGCTCTTACAAGTACGGCATTCATTACAATCTCGGCGACCTTATCGAGATGCGTAATGAAGACGGTATCGCGAACAACATGCGGGTGACCGAGCAGATCTTTGTATCTGACAAGGAAGGTGAGCGCGCATATCCGACGCTCACTCTCAACGTCTTCATCAACACTGGATCGTGGCTCTCGTGGATGAAAGACAAGACCTGGTTGGATCTCGATTCGGATACCGATTCGGTATGGGGTAATCAGCCGTGATATTCACAAGGGAGGTAAAGCGTGGCCATCGGTGATGCAGCAACAGCCGCTGGATTCGCGGTCGTCCCGGATACGGGTGAGGAAGGCCGTGTTCGCTGGGGAGGACGAGAGATCACTCGCACTCGTGATTATATCGCGAATGTGAAGGCCCTCGTTCCTGTCGGAAAGGCGGGTTTCCGTACGGCGGCGGGCATATCCTCTGGGACGGCTGACCCTACAGGTGGCTCAGATGGAGACATCTACTTCAAGATCATCAGCTAGGAGGTGACATGACTGACTGGACAAAGACGACCAACAACGGCAGCGGAAAGATGATGATCCGCGATACCGGAACAGATGTAGAGTTCTGGTTCAAAGCCGGATATTCGGACAACTGGTACAACGGTCTGCAATTCAGTTACACGGCGAATAATTCGACGACCAACAAATCCATCAACTACCCTACGGGTGCTGACTGGTACAAGGTCGGAGAACGCACGGTAACGACCGAACAGACGGTAACTTTCAGACTGCTGACTGACACCAGTATTTCGGGTATCGGTACTTCTACGACCTTCAGTCATGCCATCGACCGGGCATCGGTTCCATCGGCTCCGAGCAGACCGGTCATATCCTCCATCAAGTCGACGTCATTTGTCGCCACGTTTTCGGACGGGTCGAATGGCGGGGCCTCGATCAATTCGAGACAGATTGCATACAGCCCTACATCGGACCGGGGTGACGGCGATGTCGTCAGTTCCGATGGATCGACAACCATATCTGGTCTCTCAACTGGAACAAAGTACTGGATCTGGGCCCGTACGCATAACTCCGAAGGTTATAGCGCGTGGTCCTCTGCAGCAACAGCTACGACACTCAAGGTTCCCGAAGCTCCGAGTACTCCACTACTTTCGAGCGTCACAGCGACCAGCGTAGACGTTGCTTTCATGGCGAACGGGAATGGTGGTTCTCCGATCATCGGTTACCAGATCGGATACGGAACCAATCCCACAACTCCGACCACAACTGTGTCGGCGACTTCGCCTCAGGTGGTTTCTGGCCTGACCCCCGGAACCGTGTACTACTTTTTCGCCAGGGCCCAGAGCTCTGTTGGATGGAGTCCATGGTCGGGGGCAGCCAGTACCAGAACTGTCGCCGGAGCCTATATTCAGGTGGGCTCAACAGTGAAGCTTGCCGTTCCTTACGTTAAGGACGGCGGAGTCTGGAAAATCGCAGAACCATGGGTCCGAAATCTAGGAGTCTGGAAGAGAACCATCTAGCAGAACGGATATTTCGTGGACACTTGGGTGCAGGTAGTCCTGACTTCAGTTTCCGGAATCGTCGCATCGATCATCGCGTCTGGTGGTTTCTGGGCCTACTTGCATCGCAAGGGTGAAGCGAAGTCTTCGACTACCACCATAGTGATGGGACTGGCTTACGACAAGATCACCTCTACTGGGGTCGAGATCGTAAACCGGGGGGTCGTCACGAAGGACGAACTCGAGGAGCTGAACAACTTCTACTGGGGGCCGTACAAGGCTCTTGGGGGGAACGGGGTGGCGGAGCAGATCATGAATCGAGTTCACGAACTCCCGATCATCCACAGCAGTAGGTTTGCCGACATACTTCCTCCCAACGAAGGGTTCGTCAACAATGTCCGAGTCATCCCACCACGCCAAAGCGAGAACACCACTTCTCGGTGACAGGACCTATGCCGTCATCAAGCAGTCGGCGGCGTTGATACTTCCGGCTATGGGAGCGCTATATTTCTCCCTTGCCCAGATCTGGCATCTCCCGAACGCCGAAGAAGTGATCGGTACGATCGCGGCGGTGAACACCTTCCTGGGTGTACTGCTCGGGATATCTACGCGGTCCTATAACCGGAGTAATGCCAAGCCGCAGTATGTGGGTGAAGTCGCTTTCGAGGCAGTGGACGGGGACGAGACCACGAAGCGCATGGTGACTCGGCTCAATACACATCCTCAGGTGATCGCCTCCATGGATCAGGTCACTTTCGGCGTGGTAGACGAAGTGGAGAACAACTGACGTGCTCGACAACGAAGAGATCGAGAACCGGTTCGGGTTCCACAAGGCGGAGATCGAAGGTCCGAATACTGCCGAAGAGATGCACAATTATCTGCGAACCGCTTTCAAGGAGTTCGCGGCGGTCCTCGTGCAGATACTTCCTCCTGATGCTTCAGCGAAGCGGTACAGGCATCTGGCGTACGATGACCTGGAACGGGCATCGGTGTGGGCACACAAGGCAGTGGACCAGATAGTACCGATGATTCGGGAGTAACATCCTCAGCAGGGGTCGCATATTTTACAGCGGCTATAATGAGACCCCTACGAAAGGACTGTTCACGATGAACAACCCGTTCAAGAAGACCAAGGAACCGACCGAACTCGATGACATCATCGAGCGTCTGCACAAGGCT